TTTCATAGTCCTATAAATATCACATCACCTGATGATGTGTAGTCCCTTGTAATTGATTTCCATACTCTCTTGGCATCGTCCGAGGTTCCTGAACCTATAGTGCAGTAGTGAGCCCCAACAAACACACCGCCATAAGGCTTGGCGTATTCTGCTGCCTGGGCGATAAATGCTTTGTATAATTCTTTGCCGTACCCTTTACCTCTTTGTTCTGGGTTTGTGATCCATGCGTTTTCTATATCATAAAATCTTGGTCTGAACTTAGCTGGTACTTCCTTCATAAAGTAATTGCCGTCTTCGTCCTGTGCCATATCTTTGGTGGTGTTGTTGGCTTCGTATTTTTCTTTAGCTTTTATGAATTCTGGTGTTTCCATAAGAGCGTCAACATCTGACTGGCATTCTTTAAATCTTAGGTGTTGCATCCCTTGCGCATAACCAATACCCTGAAGGTCAATACGAAAGTATTCGGAGTCACCCTTGAGCTTGAACTTTGAGCCCTCATTTATAAACTGTCGCCATTGTTCCATAAGAAGCTTCATGTTACTTTAGCTCCACTCTTTTTGATGCAAAATCTACCAATATAAATGGAAATATTGCATGAATAAGTAAGCCACCCGCACACAACATTAGCTTGGCAGAATATTTGCCAGCGTGTAACAGGTGTTGTAGATATGTCATGTTCTGTTCTTTGAGGTGTCTGGTTAGCATGTTACTCCTCTGGGAACTTATTTCTATCCTGCCAGTCGTGGGATACTTTATCCTGATCTATTGGTCCGCCCTTAGCCCATGTTCGACACGAGCGGGCCGAGTGGCACTTGAAGTGGTGCATCCAGCAGTAACCTAGTTCACCATCTTCATCTGATGTCTCGCCTGGCATACATTCTTTCATTCGTGGAGAAATATCAAACGCAACACAGTTGCTGCAATTTGATTTCTTAGCTGCCTCTTCGGTTGTGTTCCAGTACTCGGCAATATCTTTCCAGTAATCACCTGGCTCATCTACGTTAAGTGGTCCGTACTGAATATGTTCTGCTTTTATAGAGGCGTCACGGTTCTTGGTGTTGAGTTCTAAATCTTGTGTTGCAGGTGGGCAAACATACTTTTTAGCACTATCAACAAATTTTCTCCACTTTACGATTATCTTTTTCATTACCAGTCCTTACAAGCCCAATATCTTGCTTTTAATTTAGATCCAGGGTTTTTACAATTGTGTCGGACCCTAAAGTTCTTTCTGTTTTTCTTTTTGTCTCTATTATTTCTCATTTTAGCATCGCCAAACTTGACAATTCTTTCCTTGCCCTTCTCGCACGCTTTGACAACCTTCTGTTTCTTACCGTATCCAGTCTCGCCTTTTCTAATATATCGCTTTTTATTGCACTTCATTTTATCTTTGTCAAATTCAGCAATCACTGAGGCGATCTCTTCTTTGATAATACTTCTTAATTCATCTTGAGATATTTTCATTTGTTTTTCATTCTCCCTGTTAACTTATCAAAGTAAGGTATGCGTACATTCCTTCTAGCGTCTAGGTAACGATCTATAATTGGTTTTAGTAAAGACTTTTCTGAGAATCTTTTTGGCAGTTCTTCTCTGCCTAGTTCATCAAACATCGCTGTAAGATGCTTCATAATTACTGCCTCTTTCATTTCAACTTCTTTCATGTTGATTGACTGCTTCTCGGCTAGTGAATCCGACTCTTCCATAGATTCTTCTCTAACACCGCCGACAGAGGTTAGCAAATAATCACGACAGGCATTGAGCTTGCTAGATGCGACAGCAATCTTGTTTGTCCACCAGCTTGGCAATGAGGCGTGCTTAGGTACTTGCGATAAAATCTTGAGCATATCATCACAGTCTTCTACAATAGTAAACAGATTAGCCCTAGAGGATGGGACATCTGTATGTCCTGACTCTTTGAGTATTTCCTCTTTAATAATCTTTCTTAGTTCTTCCTTACTTATCTTCATCCTTTTTTACCTTTTCTAGCTTTTTTGCCCCAACTCTTTGATCGCTTCTTACAAGCTGCGGCTGTAGGACGGCAAGCTGGATATTTGGAGCGTTTTTCTCCTTTGGCTCTACCGCAGGACTTATAGCCTACTTTCTTGCCCTTTTTGTATTTTGGAGCGTTGCAGTCAACCCAGCCACCTTTTTTGCCTGGTGCGCCCTTACGCCTGAACCAGTCGCCAAGATTCGATTCTGACCCTGGCTTACTGGTGAGTTTGCGCTTCTTGCGTTTTACTTTTCTCTTCTTGCGCTTCTTCTTCTTCTTTTTCTTCTTTTCGTCAAGAAGTGCTTCTCTGATCATTTCCCGTAGCTGGTCTTTGGTGATTCTCATTTCTTCTTACCACCTTCACCCCAGTTCGCTGCGCCAACTTTACGACACTTTACTAAAGCGCCCGAAGCGTAAGCTGAAGGCCACACAGAATAACGTGCCTTAACCTTGTGGTAGCAAGCGTCTCTTTTGGCTTTCTTAGCCTTGCGCTTGACACGTCTCTTTTTCTTCTTTGCTTTACGTCGGCTAGACGCTTTTCTTTTAGCTTTACGCTTTTTCTTCTTCTCGTCTAGGATTGCTTCACGTATAAGTTCTCTAAGGCTGTCGTGTGTGATTTTCATCGTTTTACTGCCTCGGATTTACTGTATACGTCTTCTGCTGTCCGCCGCCAAAATTGTCAGTCTTAAAGTCATCTTTTCTCATAACTGTGATGACCTTGAGTGTATCAGGTCCCTTTTGCATGTTGAGCACGCCGATCACATTAAGATCAGGAACTGATTTGGCTTTACTGACTGCTTTGATGTGAAATGCCTCATCATTCTGTAACTCACCATTTGCATAATCATTTATAATTTTGCCGAGAGCCATCTCAACTGCGCTTATAATTGCCTGGTTGGAAATCTTCCTATCGTGGCGAAATTGTCTTTCTTTACTATGCTTGGTGGCTTGTAGATCCAAATCGTCTAAATCAATAACGACTTTTAAGCCGCCAACCTTGGCGACGTATTTATCTCCACCTCCCAAATCAGACATTTTCTCTTCATTCAGGAATTGTTTCCACGTAGAAAACAGCTTGTGCATTTTACTCTGCCGATTGCTCGCCTTGCTTCTCTTCTGGTGCTGCACCAAGTGCTGATCTGAGCTTATTCAAGTCTGCGGGTAGACCTAGACGAGCAAGCAATGCTTGTGCTGCGGCAGCCTGACGCTGTGGGTCTAAACCATCCAGCATCTTATCGAGTTGTGCTAGCACTTTTTCGTCGCCGCCATCACCCATCACCATATCCAAGCCTCTATCAATCTGTGCTGGTACCTTTGGTGCTTCTTCTAAACTAGCTTCGATTTCTTCTTTGATTAGGTCCCTAATCATCCCTTTTGTGAGTTTCATAATAATTCTCCTATTATTTGACGCAAAGCGCCTGTTATTAAATAGTCTCTACTCTGTCAAAACTATCTTTTCTGTTAGGAATCCTTTATTATCCTTGTTTCGCAATAAAAACTCACCTGCTCGTGCGATTACAACGGCATCCGCTCGGTCATCTGTTCCTCGCTTAAAGTTCTTTCCGCCCCGTGCCATCTCATAAGAAAATGCGGTCTTCTCTTTTTCTATGACTGCCTCGATGACCATCTTCTTTCTTTGTGGTCCTTTGGTGCTTCGAGGGAACGATAGGCCATATAGTGATCGAGCCGTGTTGACATTGATAAATGTAGGTTCTAGCATCAGTACATCATAACAAAGCCAGGAAACGACTCCGTTGAACTTTGCTAGTTTTATAATCGTATCTGCTCGTGATCTGCCTGGGACAAACCTTTTTAGTGCTGTCTCAACAAAAACATACTTTATACCATAGTCCCCACGCAAAGTACAAAGCTCTGCGCCGATTAGCTCATACTTTTCATAACTTGTTTCTATCTTAGACAAATCCCACCCTGTTGAGTGGACTAGTTGTTTGCTGTCTTCATCAATTACAGCAACGCCTATCATGGTTGAAGATATGTCTAAACCTAATATCATACAGAGATTATATCAGATGTCAAGCTTTAATTTAAATGTAAATCCTTGCGACTGCTGCTTCCTTACAGGATTAGCTAATTTAGCAATGCCAATAAGGTTTCTATCCTGATCGTAAATACCTATTTTACTTATGAAAACTTGCTTTTCCATCTCTGCACTTGACGAGCAAAAAGCGGATTGCATTGTATTTTTTATGCTGACTTTATCGGGCTCAACAAACGCAGAGGCACTTAAGTCGTTAGCATCATACTGTTGACCTTGTGTATAAAACGTTGGGTTCATCGATGCGTTCAATTGTCCCTCTGGTGCATGTGCAAACATAGTCACTGTTGGAATTGTGTGAGTGCCTTGGAAATTTATTTCTGATATTGATGAACTTGGGAAAAAGCTACCTGTATCATAAGAAGCAAAGTTAGCCCAATTTGGTGCTGATTGTGCCCCCGATGAACCAGAATAACAATCTGTGTTTACACTGGATATGTGGTAACTGGAGGTCAAAAGCATAAAGCCTTCGTTGTATAAGACAACACCAACTGTGCTACCGACATTTGGTCCCTTAGTTTCTATTAACTCTCCATTTCGCTTAGTGTCTTCAGCCGTTGCCATAAGCGTGCCAGTGAAGTAGTAATTTAGTTTTACGCTGCCCTTCTTGATTGAGGAGCCAAACATAATACTGGGGATGCTTACTAGGTTTACGTCACTGCCTGTAAAGTATGTTGCAAAGTCAAAGTGCTTGTTCTGGTATTGATAATAGTTTATAGTGTTTTGTAACGCCGCCATTCTTTTTCGATCGTTTATTGTTTGTATGAACTCCCTATCTACGGATGCCGACAGTGGATATGTTCCATTTAGGGTGTCGCCATAGTCAGAGGTATTAAATGAATCTTGATTCGTAGTGTTGAGAACAGTCGTTGTACCATCTTTAACAGCAAACGGAAACGCACCGCTCACCGTCTCGTATAAATCTATTACACCATTACTAACATTTTCATTTCGACGATCATTAATATAAGCTGACCCGCTGTAAAGTGTAACTTTAAATTGCGGGTGAGTCTTTAACTGATTGTGAAATACGTCATCTGGGCCAAATTGGTGGAGATAAGACATGTTTACCTCCGTTAGTAATCTAGCCTGACCCTCACCGTTAGCTCATTAGCAGGCGTCTTTTTGATTGGCTCGCTAAGTTTTGCTACTGCCAGCAGTTCGTTGTTAGCACCATAAAGACCAACTGTTGTAATGTACGACACTGGTTCGTCATCAGCAGTGCTCTTAACACGCAACTGGCTAGCACTTAGGTATGTTGGGTTTGAGCTATAGTTAAACTCGTTGGCGTTTGCACGGCAGAAATACACTGATGAATTTAATTCAGTTGTATTATTGAATGAGATGTTTGAAATTCTATGATTAATCACCTTAGCAATATTATCTAAACTTGCTGTAACCAGCAGAGCAGTTGACCCTGTAATATTGCCTGTTGCAAGCAAGTGGGTGTTCTTGGTTAAAATAGAATTTTGTCTATAAGGAAAAGTGCCTGTACCACCGCTACCTGAATCAAACAGGGAGGCTGTGATAACAGCTACGCCTGCTTGGTAATACACAAGACCAACGGAATTTGATGTATTGGTAAACGTTCCTTCGTTTTGGTAAAGTATACCATACTCGCCAGCGGGGGAGTTAACAAAATAGTTTGTTGCTGCTCCAACATCTTTAATAGTTACTTTTTGGGCACGGGCTGCGCCTGTACCAGCGTCATCGCCACCATCGGGCTGTGATCCTACAAGGGCGTTTCCACTGACAAACATGTCTATCTGGAATGTGCCTTTCTTTATTTCGTCTTTTGTGAGGAGGCGAGCAAAGTTAAGAAAGAAAACCTCTTTAAGTTTTGTGCCACCAGTTAGGTTTCCGTCCTCATCAAAATCACGAATAGATCCTGTGGCGTCGTGCCCAACAAGAACCTGTGCCATTTGATTATAGAGGTTTATTTTTTGTGTGCTCAATGAACCACCAACTGCGTGCGTGCCACTAAGTGCAGAATTGGATGAGTATCCAGCAGTCACATCATAGATGTGGTTTGCTGATGAGCTAAGATATGGATAATCATATACTGCTGTAAACATAGCGTGTGTATGAGTTTGGATATTTTCGTTGTTGTACGTTCCCGAAACAATTGTTCCTGTGATTGGAATATTCTCATGTAACTTTGTTCTAGTATCTACAACGTCGCTTGGTAAGAGTGTTTTAAATGTAGTGGCCATAACTTATCCCTTATTGTACCTTAATGAATCTAACAGGTATATCTACACGATACCCTGTTGTGAATCCTGTGACCCTAATTGTGCTATCAATAAACTTATATGTTTTTGATGATGGTGCTGTTAGGGTCATTGTTGAGCCACCAAGCGTATCAAACAAATAATCACTGGCTGCCAAATTGTCTGTTGCACGAATCTTAAATTTAAATCTTAAGCCAGCCCGACCTGCGATTGGTGACTGTAGGTTTGCAGTGCCAGCATCGTTTTGTGTTATCTCATCAAAGTATGCACTTTCATCCAAGTTTCCTTGTAAAGAAAAGTAGTAACTAGCAATTTGATCGTCATCAACAAATGATACACGAGCGTCTTCTGCATCGCCTTCTGGAGAAACGATTGTTGCTAGTCTATTGTCTACCTCGACAACATAAGCTGTCTCTGTTAGGGTATTTGAAGCGCCTAATGGTATTAGCCCAAGTGCGTTGTTATCAATGCCTTGATCAAACGTAATTGGCTTCTGCAATGCTAAATCTGTTCTTGCCGCTCTCACAAGGCCTTTTGTCTCGTCACCATCAAACACCTCTGTGGTGGAGTCGTTGACAGTCAGCACATAGGAGCCACTAGTGGTTAGGTCTGTAAGCGTTCCGCCTGTTGTGGGGTCAGTTGTAACACCAGCACCTGTACTAAGCTTAGTGTTTAGTTGGACAACTGGAAGGTATAATAAATCTGTCCTGGCAATCGTTAGAAGTTTTGACTTCATTACGCTTGTATTATTTGTGAATGCTTCAAATATTGGTGATTGTAAGATATTTAAATCGTAATATGCTGAGCCGCTTGAATGATTGTAATTGTAAAGCTCATAGTTAATTTCATCATCACCGAAAGCGAACTTAGTAATTCTAAAACTGCCGTCGCCTTTTGCTAATCTTTTTCTACCAGTGTCAGTAAGCACGGCGTCAAGTATAATATCGCCGCTGTTGTCAAGAAATGCCATTATAACTCTCCCATGGACAGGTCGTCAATAATAAGTAGTGTTTATTTTTATTTATCGCCATTTTGATCACTCTTCCTCTGTAAGAACTACTTTGTCAAACTTGCAGTTCACATCAAACTGCCTGCCTGTATCTAGTGACGTAATTCTAATCTTATAATGTTTGCCAAATACCGTATCGTCTATCTGCTCTCCAACAACTAATGTTTGTTCATCATTAGGCAACGGTTCGGATGCCAAGAAAGACGGTTTAATTTGTAGAAATCTAGTCATTTTCCTAGAGTCTTGTTTATTTGGTTCTGTGCGCTGGGGTACATACTCTTTTATGAGAGGATAGGTCACTCCCTCTGTTTCCACAATTTCGACCTGCATAATCGCTGTTGGGTTAGAAAAATTACCATTTATATCAACAGATCTGAATGTGTAATAATATTTTGTATTTGGTATAAGGGTATCCGTAAAAGCCATACCTTCTTCCGCAGTTACTTCTCTATACAAGTTGTCTGCAAAATTAAGGTATGCCTCTTTCTTTACGTCTGTTATTGTTCCCTCTTCGGGATCAATTGTATACTCAGGTTCCTCAGTTGTTCTGAATATTTGGACTGCAACTGTATCTTCGCCCTCTGCCTTAAACTCAACATGACCCTGTGGTAGGTCAAAATTTTCTATTCTTTGATGAACTGCACGCTCTTCAAATCGCTCAGTATCGCCTTCTAAAATAGGGATATATGGAACTGTTCTTTGTCCTGTGAGTTCATCAGTTTGGCGTTCTAATTTTATCAACATCTTGTTTTTTACGCCCTTGTAAGGTATAAACGTAAAGTTAGGTGCTATTGGTGGGCGATCTAATATTTTAACTATTGGAAAAAAAGAACCATTTATAGGTCTTGTTTCTTGGCTGGCTTGGGTTGGGCGATAGGTAGGTCCTGTCAGCCTATTTGACGCTATTGGCACTTTTGCCAGAACTAATCTTTTTCTGGATTTTGTTTCAATTTCAAATGACCCTGGGTCAATTGATCTAAGAGATATCCTTCCTTCTTCACCAGTTGTTAACACATGAGCAAAAACTTCATATTGATATTCCTCGTTGTATTTTACCTGTGTATCAACAAATTTAAGAACGTTCAAATCACCGCTATTTGGAAATATGTGTGTTGATAATAATCCCATTCTTTGGTTTGATTTTTCAATTGAGTATGCTATCACTTCTTGTCCAAATTTTTCCCTTAGATCTTGTGCAGCAGGGCCTGTTATTTTTTTCCGATGTATATCCCTATTATTAAACGCTCGATCAATCAAATCAGGCTTATCCGAACGTTCTTTGATAGATTCGATACGATCTGTCACAGCCTTCAGGTACACCCTGTCTAATAAACTCATACATCCACCACGTTCTTGGTTTAGGTTTCTTTCACTGCCTCTCAAGAACATAAGATCTATATTCCCAGCGTCTTCATTGATGCCAGACCGAGCTTGCTGGACTATGTTTTGTACAATTTCCTCTATATCTTGAACTTCGACTGCACTTTCTTGATTATATCCGCTTGGGAATATAGAATTAATTAATATTCTTCTGTTCTCTATACTTTCGGCATCAACTCGATGTAGGGTATTAATCGATCCAACTGTTATGTGTGAGAAAGACCCTCGTCTCACAATTTCATTAAATAGAGTTGTGCTTAGTTTTGCTTGACCCATAGCTTTCATGAATGGCCCAGTAGGAGCAGTCGGAAACGTTATGTCCACATACATTGGATACAAGTTTTTCTTTTTGTGAAGATCTAATATCTCTCTTATTTCTGATTGTGGGAATAGAGTAACATTTGCACTCATGTTTTGATTGGCTGGGTTTTGCTCAAGCAGGCGTCCGAAATCGTCCCAGTCTTCTGGTGTTTGAGGTAATAAGTCTCCACACCTGCTCCTTGCACTATTTAAACTCAATTCTGACCCAAGGAAATTATCGTTGTCACTTTCATTTAAGATTCTGCATATTTCATTATCATATATGCTGGGTAGTAATCTTTCATCTATAAAAGGAGTTGCTATTGTATTTTGATATGCGCCTGCGTAGTAGTTATATACTGGCGTTATTTCCATAACTTGTCCAGATGCATCTACTGACTTTAGATAATCGTTGGTTATTTTTGTATCACGCACCCATGGAAGTGGGTCCATATCAATAAAAATAGATCTATAAGGTCGCTCTTCTTGAACTGCTCCGCTGAATATGTTTGTCAGGTCTGTCGCTACCTGCTCTATTCTTTGGAATTTTCGATCATTCATAAATTGTTTCAAGGGATATTCTTCATACTCTTGCTCAATAGTTGCTATATCTATCCGAATGCTTTTTCTGTTTGGAAAATCACCACCGATTGGTTGGGTTATGAGTTGCACATGGTTAGTATTTTGTAAGCGTCTAACTGTACTGTCTTGACCTAATTTATCTATCTGCTTAAGAAAGTCAAAACCAAACACACCAAAAAATGTTACTTCTCGTCTACTCATATGTAACCTCCTCCACCTTTATAGCCACCACCAACGTTGCCAGCAACATTACTGGAAACTGTTACGCCTTTGCCAAAATTGCCCATACCTGCTGACGGAGCATTGTATTTATATTGAGCACTCTGGTATTTCATTCCCTGCTGGGTGGTTTGTCCTTTTTTGACAGAAGATTGCTTTTTTTGTTGTTTTGCAGAATATTGCTTATTCTGTTTTTTAGTTTGGGTTTGAGCCTTAGATTCATATGTTGGGAAAGCATTATTTTGTGGGAATGATGCTTGAGCTTGATAATATTGAGAGCTACTGTCTCTTTCAGCAGTAACTGCAACATAGTCGGATGCAGGCATTTTATTTGTTTTATCAAGTAAATCTTCAAATTCTTTCTTAGGAGGTATATCTTCAATTTCTTGTTTAGGGGGTATGTCCTCATATTTTTCTTCTTTTGGGGGGAGATAATACTTAGACTCTTTTATCCGATCAGAGACTCCTGCTGCCACGCTTACCCCCTGGGTTGTTGTATTTCCGTCCAACGTTATTTCTTCTATATCAAGGTCTGGTATGATGCCATATTTAGGAAACCCATCACCATACTGATCCTCTGTTAACACGGTTTGTTGTTCATCTTCTGGTTCGGTTTGTGGTGGTGGTTCCTCTGCTATTTCCTCTTGTACAACTCTTAAGTCTCTTTCTTCATTAGTTCTGGCTAACAAAAAGTACTGATTATATGTTGGCAAGTCCAGTCCACTAGGCGCATTCAACCCTAGCATCTCAACAAGATCACCAGTTAGTGGAGAAAAACGACAAAACAATACAGAGCTTCGGGGTAGAGTGTTAATATCTTCTAACCTTATCTCTCTCCAAGTAGCGTTTGCTATATTCACTTGGCCACTGTTGGTTTCCGTAAAGCCTACTAAGATCTCGATCTTCTTAATCTGTTTATAGTTAAGCCAGTAAGAAGCAAAACGAGAGTAATCTCTCATTGGATCAGTTAAGCCTGTCACCTGATTATTGGGTCCAACCAAAGATCTTATCTCATCAAAATTATAGTTATATCTCGCATACTCATCTTTATCTTGATCATGCCTAGCCATAACAATATTTACCATCGCTTTAAGTTGATTAGGAAATAAAGTCAAGTCAGCAAACTCTGCTTCAGGAGCCTCAAGCACCACCTTTGTAAAAGAATTTGCTTTATCTCCTCCTACACCAGATTTATCTGAAGATAGCGCTAAAGAACCAACTAAGTTGGCTAAGCCTTTTTTTACATCTTTAGATTTGGTTTTGTTGTCTCGTACCTCTAAACTTTCGCCCCTTATACTAGCTTGTGCATAAACTCGATCTTTAAGATCTTCTTGATTTTTATCAGAAATTTCTTTTTCTGTCTGCCCAAGCACAGTGCCTGCAAATGAAGACTTCCCAAGAAGTGGATCTTTACTTCTGTTTTTATCCGTGACGAACTCAACAGAGACACCTTGTTTTAATAGCTCATCTATAAACATCTTCTCTATGTCAAGATCTACATCAGCACCTAGTCTATTGTTGTTCACTGATATTCCATTAGACTTTTGGGATTCATGGGATATGACACCAGCAGTAAAGTTAATATATTTCTTATAGTCAGACATTGTGTCACTGTTTTGTACCAAAGCCTGTCCAAGTGGGTTTAAAACCACGGCAGGTGTAAAATATTTTACCTTTGCAGTTGTTAGTCCACGAACACCTTCTGAATCATTATAGTATTTTTCCGTCTCTATATCACAGCGGGTCAAAAAATTACTGAGAGTTACAACCTCAAGACCTGGGTTAGACGTTGCTATTGGTTCGTACCTGAGATAGTCGTAACCTGACTGCTGATCTGCTGGTATTGTTTTTTTAAATATGTGATCGATTGTATTAATAGAACGTGATGTACCACCTGCACCACTGCCCCCGCTAGAAGCATAATTGGCAGCCCCTGGGCTGTCGTCTCCTGGGTAGACCTCAACGCCAGGAATAGTTTTTCGTAGCTCTATTTCTAATTCTGATCCGTAAAACTCAAATACATCTGCAATTCTGAGAATACCTTCGGCTCGTTCATATACTGTCTGCTCACTGTTGCCTTTTAACTGCCTAAGATAGCCACTTATCTCCCCCGCACCCTGAACGATATTAATACTGGCCAGGTCATCTAACAAAGGTGCCCATATACGTAAAATACGATTACAACGCTCTTCAGTCGTCTGGTGCAATTTTCTTCTGTCTTCGGGTGTTGTGGAGGGCATTGTCCCTAAGTCATTAGCTATGTCATTAAAAACTTGTGCTTTTTCAAGCAGTCCGTTTGTCATTTTCAACACCATGTCTATGGTTGGGTCAACATAATCTATTTCAACCCCATATCGATAAGTTGATCCAATTGTGTTTCTTGCATTTTCATTTTCATAATCTGTACAAGTCAAAAACTTTAAACCCATAGCTACGGACCCTTTTTCGCCATTAGCACCAAAGTATATTTGTTCTGAGAAGTTATTGATTAACATCTCGTTTCTCGGTCCAACAGAAATATATTGTTTATCTTGATTTCTACCGAACATCAAGCTTGACCTACTAGTGGTATTTAAGGAGTTCTCATTAGCAATGAAGTTTGGATTAATCAACTGTTTGTAAACTCGTATTCTAGAGACACCACCGCCGAGACCTTCTGCAAGATATGAAAATCTTTGATTGTCATATAGCTTAGGGAACGTGCTAGATTGTTTTAAAAAGAGCCTCTCGTTAAACGCAAACGATAAATCCACAGCGTCACTGCGCCTTCTTGAAGTCCACAAGTCCGAAAAGACAGTCGCTTGCCTTGTTAGAAAATTCCTGATTTCCTCATTGACGCCATCTTCATCAACAGACATTGCGCTTATTTCATCTTCAAAGCCTGCCAAACTAACTCCACTGCTAGATGCGGTGTCAGTAGCAAAATTAGGGCCACCAAGAGTTCTATTGCTAGCCGCAAACACTCCACGTAGATCTTGAAATATACTTGCTTGTGGTGATGTATTACTTGTATCTGGCGATAACGCATCTTCAGCAGTTTCTGCTAAAGTCGGGATATATGTATTTGACTGGACTATGGCAGTGGTTACATTAGAAAATGTAAAATCTAATCGAATTGGGTAGTTGTTCACTCTTTCATTAAACTCTCGCTGCAACATATCTATGTCAATATATGCAAACGAAAAAATAGAAAGGTGATCTGTTGTTAGTGGGATTTTATCAAATATTTGTCTCGGTAAATTAGCTACCCTTATCTCTTCACCGTCATCACCAATTGTGTTTTCTAATCCTGTAAAATTTGGATCACTGGTTATGCTAGCCATACTGCTTTCAAGAATATATAATTTACCCTCTGTACCAACTCCAAGAGGGCGAGAAATTAAAAATCCATTGTTGGCTCGATACTGAATCATTTCCCGTCTACCAAACCCTCTTTCTGCGGTAGCTGTGGTTATATTATTTGAGGTCAACGCTCTTGCACAAGCTGCTAATCTCCTAACCGCTTGCTCATATTCCATATGGGTTCTGCCAGGATGAAAATGTCCTGGCATTCGGTGTACGCCCGCAAGTCCTAAAAGATCACCCGCTTCAATAGCCTCATTTTCAGTAAATCTATGATCTCCAGTTAGTACCCTGATCATTAAATTATAATCGCTGACGAGTTCATTCCTCTGTTCCGTTATAGCTCTAATAATCCTTGATATCATTTTTGTTACAGTTACATCAGTCGATACTAAAGTCCTAATTCTTGTATATGCCTGACCTTGCACGTCATCAAACCAAGTATCTTGAGCATTGTTCTCAACCATCTCAGTAAAGTTTGCATTAATCGTAACATATCCCGTGCTAGTTTCTGCTTGATCAGCATCAAGTGGGGGCTCAAATGTTACTTTGCGAATGCTGATATCTGGGGTTAGTCCCTCAAATGCCACGCAGGTATCAAAACGAAATTGTGGCATTAGCAAACATCTCCAGTTCCATCATCGCCAGTATATATATCTATTCCAGCATCAGATCGGTCTTGCTCATCTATTTCACGATCAACTCTAATATCTAAATAGTATTCAACAAAATCCTTATTTAGATCAGGATATCGGTCAGCTAATTCTTCTTCGGATGCTTTAATGAAATCACCCTCAGCCCGTGCGTTTTGCTCAGGAATAAAGTATAATTGCTTTGATATAGCACCTGACACAACCTCAAAAACCTCTACAGAAAAATTTCCTTTTGGCTTAAAAATACCATTAACTTCTTCTAAATTTAAGACAATCGCTTTCTCTTGTTCTATTATGAGCCCATAGGGTTGCTCAGAATATGTAATAGAGCCAGTGAATTCCATCTGTGGTATTCTCTGTCCTCTGTTGTAGGTTTCTAAATATTGGTGTGATCCTGCACCTGATAACTCGCTAGTTGTTGGGTTGACAGCAGTAGTTCTTGCTTTTCTTACTTTCCACGCAGGTTTGAAATTTTTTGCTGAATCGATAGTTCCAATGGGTTTGCTCAAGCCATGATTGGCATCAACAACTCCCATAGAGTTTTTTGTATAAGGCGCTGGGAAACCAACTGATGATGAGAAGTCATACACCACTTTAAGGTTTGGGGTGTCTTTTATTCTTGTTACAATATCATTCTGGTTTTCTAATACGCCTCCATGTGCACCGTCATATAAAACATCATCATCATAAAAACTGTAATATACAGGACGAAGTTTACCTTTCGACAACAAGTATTTGCCATACTGTGTCAGTTCTAGGTTGATTACTTCTTCTTTTTTGTTAAAATAAGTTGTCATATTACAATAAGTATTCTTTTATCTAAACTTTAATATCCACCACCTCGAAAGATAGGTGTTATTCTAGGTAAGCTTAGTCGTCTAACGCTAGGTTGCATTACTGGTGGACGCTTAGCAGGTCGAGCAGCACTAAATTTAACTTGACTTAAATTTATTTTTCCTATCGATGGTGTAGGTGTTTTTGCTTTTTTATTTTTTCTTCTTTGGGTAGGCGGCTCCGCCGTTAGTTGAGCTAAGCCTGGCTTAGGTCCGTCCAAGCTGCGAAGAGGTTTGGTAATCTCTTTCTCATCAGACTCTATTTCATCTATGTCAGGTCTAAATGTTACTGTTGTGCTTATTTTAGCCAACTCAATAGTTGAGAAGTAATCGTATGGCCAATTATAGCTTTTTTCTCGCTTGATATACCCTTGTTGCCCAGTAGGTTGTGGTATATTAGCACCCGCATTTACAAGTGATCTTCTAATCATCTCTTCGTAGCTGCCAGCAGCACGCTGCTTAACCTTAAACACCATCCACCTGATGTCTGGCCTAAACCCTGGGTCGTCCTTTGTGCCGCCACGAACGGATCGAGAAATATCTATCAAGTCCCTCAGTCTGTTGTCTATTTTACCTCCGCCTGGACCTGGCTTTGCGCCAAAGTCCTGCAAGCCAACAGCAGGCATAGCATGATCAATTGTTAAGACATTAGCCGTAGAAGAAAAGATTTTCTTACTAGGCTCTGGCATAATGCCTTGCCACCAGTCGGCTAAATCTTGCCTAGTTAATTTGGTTGCAAATTCAAATAAATAAATTGCTATAGGCGGCTTTTCATTATCAAAAAATGACTCTTTTGGCTTAAAGAATAAGTCTTCTGCATCAGATGAAAAAGGGTATGTCTCTGGTATCAAGTAGGACATTCTTTCTTCTATGACTGGCGGGAGAACATATCTTGATAGAGATTTTCTTAATTTAGCTACTTGTTTTCCAAATTGTTCTACTACCTGATTGGATTCATTTTTCAATGGTATTGGTATAAATTGTATATCAGCATTAGAATCTTCGTAATATGGCAATGCTACTATAGCTTCATAAATTGTTCTACTACTTGCAAGCTTTCCAATTTGTAATGGTTTATTAACCCTTTCTGCTGGGAATCCAACCAATTTAGCTAAAGATCTAACTTTCTTTTTTCTGTCTCCAAATTCTGCTAAGTCAACAAGAGAATTTGGTATCTTTGGCAATAACCGAGTTTCAGATGCAGCAATAATTGGTGGTTGTCCTCCACTGCCAGCCTTAATAATCTGTGCCTTGAGTCTCTTTTCCTTATCAGAAGCATCAAGATCCCTGAGTACCATTTGGACTCCTTGTCCTGAGTCAGGCATAACACCATATTGGTGCCACATACCCTGTTGTGGCACAACTTCTGAACCTGATGATGGGGATACAAAGGGCATAAGTCCCACATCAGAAACGTCAAAGCGAGCGATAGATGCAGTAAAATTATATGAACCACTTTGGCTAACCCAAGGCTCTTCCCTAATTGGGAAGTCAAGCACGGGACATTCCCATTTAGGCATAATTATCCAAGAGTTTCTTGGCTGTATATTGCCAGGATGCCTATTATTTACAGTAATTGATGCTTTGATTTCCATTTTGTTTTGCCAGGCCCTGTTCCACATATAAGGTGGAATTCCTATACCGCCGTTGCCCTCGACAGGCGGGTCTTGGTCTGAGGAATTCTGCTTGAATGTTGTACCCGCAGAAGCACTAATATCAAATTGGGTTAGGCTAGTGTGTCTGTAGTCAAACAAATAATCATTGCTGTTTCCATATTCATACTCTGCTTCTTCTAGTATTTCATTTATACTAACCTTGCCAGAAGCTGTTGGTGAATAATATATTCTAGCGAAAGACTCTCCATACCAATATGGCGGTGTATATGGTGCAAAATTACCATGCAATGCTGGGAACGCTGCGCCAGAGGGGAAACTACCCGTGACCGTCGCCAGAGCCCCACCACCCAGCGTGTAGCCAGTAAAAAGTTGTTTTGGCGCTGGTTGACGACCATATGTGACCATTCCCCAATCTGAAGTCATATGTCTTTCGTATAACTTACCTATTGATACAACCTCTTCATCTTGGTGCAAGGTATCATCTAACCCGACCATCCCTAATCCTTCAGTACCTGAGTGGAAAGAAGATCCTGTAGCTGTTGCTGGTCCAAATGCCATTGGATTTGAATACATATTAAAGTTTTCTGTTTTTCTGAGGGCAACTTCCATTGCATAAACAGTACCACTCTGCACTGATATTGCTTCGGGATCAACTAAACTAGGGTCCGTAGCAATTGTTGTTAACCCTTCATTTTCTAGAAAAACCTCTGGCACTGCCCCAAAAAAGTTACCAGCGCCCTTCACGTACCTATTATCAGCATAATATAGTAAAGAACTAGTAACATCATTTGCAAACCCCTCTTGATGTTGCTGGCAAAGAAATTTGTTTTGCAACAAATATTCTGTTGGATTCACTATTGTTTCAAACGGAATTCTGTCGGGGTAATACATTAAGTGCGACAACAGTTCTTCACTGCCTGTTGGCTGCGTTTCTTCGGTACGACCCAATCTTCTTGGTAATGGTATGTGATTAAAATATGCTGTTATTTCAGGACGTGCGCCGCCGCCAAGCTGAAGCGGTCCATCTGTAAACATACCGTCAGAGAAGCCTGTGGTTACTGATTGCCTACTGTTGTTCACAATGTCGGCCATAGTTTCAGGATCAATAGATCGACTTAGAACGTGCCCAATCTGTCCTTCCTCTTTAGGTATTTTTGTTTCTGGTAATATCCAAGCTGGTATGTCAACAGCAATACCAGACTTAATCGAATTGTAACCTATACCAGGGGCATAGAAGTAATCTAAAATATTTTGCCAGCCCGTCCCTGAGAATTCGGAGACACTTCCTACCCCTCTGGCATAGGAAGCACCAGCCGTAGGGTATATGCCAGGAGAATACGATTGAGAAAACAAAGTAGCAATCTGCAATGTTCTGATCACAGGGTAAAACCCATCATAAGGTAATAATTTTTGTGCTGCTTGCGTTTCTAGCTTAAGGTCTGTTGGTAGTCCGTTTATATCCTGATCCTCAACCATAAATTGAGACATATATTTTATAAAGTCAGTATTTTGATATCTTCTCATAAAACCGTCGTTGGCTGAACTGGTCAGGCTTAACCCTGTGTGGTCATGACTTACAATAGATGATCCTGTAAGAGTGTAACTACTTGTATTAGCAACCATGTAGTCGCCTTTATTTTGCACCTCATATAAATCGATATGCTCACTAATTCTAAACTCTGGGATGAGCGACATACCCTTGCCTATTGATTTTAAGCCATTTGAAAAATCGTTATATGTATCGTAGAATGGACCCCTAGATCCTATTAAATCTCCCTTATTAGCGCCATCAACCGCTCGCCTATCTCTCCCTGCTGTCCAGGGTGGCATGAATAAAGGACCTCCAATAGATGGAGCAAATACAGATGCAGTATAATTTGTAGGACTTGCAATGCTATCCACATCAAGTCTTATGAATGTGTTAATATAATTACAACCTCTTCTTGTATACCATGGGTTTACTCGGTAACCAAGACTACCAGTCCTAACTGGCGCTCCTGCCTTAAACCACATTAATTCGCCAGCGCCACGATTATACAAATGATTTAGGTAAAATCTAGTCGAATCATTTATAGAGAATTGCGCCAGCAATGAGCCTGTGGGGGCTCCAACGTTGGTGCCACTGAGCAATACATGAGAGCCAGAAAATACTGCATCGGAATACAGAAAAGAATCCAAAGGCCAAATTGAAGCAGTCCCTGGTAACGAACTACCATCGCTAGCTGTCATTTTTGGTAATAGACCATCCACCAAGTCGTGAGGTCTCTGATAATGCTGCTCTAGTTCATAACCTTGGCAGTTTGTATACCCAACAACAATTCTGTTTACCTGTCTGTTAAAATCACGATGATATTTTTCTATCGTGCCCTCTGCCCTCTCATCTGTTCGGGGCACGCCAGTGTCTGTCACGAGTAGATCTGATATGACATGCTTCTCGTTACCTATGAACCTATCATTAATTTCCTCATCATCATCTCGCCAGCGAGTGTATACAAAGTTGTTTCTTAGCACACTTTCTGACAAGAACATATACCTAGCTTGCGGGAAGATTTGTTGAGATATTTTGTGACTTTTGATCCTTCCTATACCAGTCTCTTCTGGTGCAAGATTCTTACTGAAAGATATTGTTCTTAAGTCTCGTAGGCTGTCATACATAAACTTATCACCCTTGCTGGTGTATTTGAGTTTAGTATTTGCGTCGCCGTTTATAAATCCTTGTCGATTATTACCATATGTATGCTTTAATGTAGTATCTCTAAATTTCAATTCTCCATCTTCTGGACTATTTTCATCTACTAGTGATACAACTGTTTCGATTGGGGCGCTACTACCATAAATAAATGGATCTTCAAGTGTTTTTTGTGTTTCTACTGTTCTTCCCGACTGAGCTATCGTTGTCTCAAATACATTCACTTGATTCGATTTAAGAATCGACTCTCGGGCTCTAATCTGGCTTTGTCGAATTTGTTGCCAACTAGTGTGCTTGTTGCCTGTGCCCCATCGATACTGGACTGCACCATTTGAAGCCGTAAACACTGCTGACGTATCGTCTGTTCTATAGTCTGCCATCAAAGAGAATGGCTTGCTAAGAGTTACAGAAAGACTATCAGCAACGCCTTGCTGTGTAACTACATTGCCTATTTGTGGTCCCTTGCCTGCACCATAGTTAGAGGGGTTGTCCTCTACTGACATAAATGGTCCTGCAAGCACGTCAGGATCAACAAACTCATTTACTGTAAATGTAACTGTCATAGAGCTTGGGTTGGTTGATCCAGCGATTGATATACCAGCGATTGATGCGGTCGGGTTTGCGCCACCGTCTAAACTGACCTGTCCTATACCTGCTGCATGAAACGCTGAGGATAAGGCAGTGTGCACTGCCTGGGAGCTTCCAGCAGCAGAAAGATCAACTTGTCGAAAGTAAGTGAAACTACCTGCTGCCGATTCTAATCCTGTTGGACCAGTAGAACCACTAAGGTTCGTAGCAAAAAAGTGACTCGACGCAGTGTGATCATATATTATCCATGCAGACCCAGAGACCAAAAACCTATCAAATGAACCGCCGCTTGGAACGGGTTCAATAAAGAAATCATTGATTTCGGCCTGACCAGAAGTGGAAACAGTAATAGAATTAACAATACTTTCTTCTTCTGCCAACTCTGGTGGTGTAGGAACATCGACGGATTCTGGTATTTGCCCGCCGCTAAGAAAATATCTATTATAAGTCTGTGTATCAGATCCTGAATAAGCCATAAACCAAGAAACACTATCTCCACTGGGAATTGGTGTGCTGATAAAGGCATTGTTCTTAAGACTGCCAGACTGTATGCCTTCTACAACACTAGCTCCAACTGCTTGGCGAATAATCAGCGGCTTTGGTTTATCATTTCTGTGCACATCGTGTCGAGATACAGGGACTGATGAGAAGCTACCCGTATTAAGATCCTGCACACTAAACCCAGTAAGTAACAATTGTGACGCAAAGTCACCAAAAAAGCCACCCCTAAACTGATATACCTGTAATCGTGCTTGTTGCACATCACGAATAAGTTGGTTCCTAAATGGTAAAGCGTTATTAGGTGCAAGTTCTTGTGCGTTAAAATCTAAGAATGCAGGCGTGCTTGTCTCCACACTACCTGGGGATGAGAACCTGTTAACAAATATTGTCTTATTATTTGTTCTAGATTTCAAAGTGTACTCAGTGTTTCGACGAGAGGGCACTGGAGTTTCCACTAGTCCGCCAACATACGGGGACAAAAATTGATCTGGATTATATGCGTCTGGATCATCCCTAAAATCTAAATTGTTTATTCTTCTGCCCGAAGTTTGAACTACCTGATAGTTTTTGTCAAAGTTCCCTACTATGACACCATCACTACCAGTCTTATGGGCAATGTTAGCAATATTGACAGGGCTCTTAGCTGTAAGCCCTCGATAGTAATGACCTTTGCCAGAACTGTTAGCACCTGTTTCAGTATCTAACCTGTTTAAACTACCTGTACCACTAGCAATAGTAAGCCTGTAGTTTTCACGACGAAGGTTTACTGTGCCCTGTATTTGTCCTGTGCGTGCCCTTGACAAAAGACCACCAACGTGTTGGTTGGTAAATGGACCTTGCATAGGCACTTCAAAGCCAGCACCATAATATGCATCTTCGTGAATGTTGGTCATGTGTGTACCAGATAGTCCTGTGTTTGTCAACTGCTTGTTGTGCTCGCTGGCCACAAGCGACTTATATAAACTAAACGGTGCTAGGCGATCGCCTTTGTAGCTCTCACCAGCAATCTGGACTCTAAACTTTTGTTTTACCTTCTCGTGAGGCGAACCTGCTGGTACAACCTCATCGGTGCAATTATCGACTGAAGCCACTTGATCAAATGATAATACATTAGCTTTTATTTTATTCAGTGATTGGTTATGTCCACCAGCGATCGAGTTTTCTACAACACCATCAAGCTTATAAAATCTATTTCTCTGATTGTCAAGTTCTTTTTTCCGCACAGATGTAAAAAGATTTTGTCTATCTAATGTTGTTGCTGCGCCGACGACAGCATTTGGTCCTAGATTTAGTGGGTGGGCATCTCTCTCGGCTCGGTTTGCCCACCAACTACAATTTTCTCCTTGATTTTCTGATAGGACATGATCTCGGGCACCTGTAAATCCTGTCACTGTAGTGGAGCTAAGTCCTGATGTGATCGATCTATTACCAACAGTGCCTGCGGTATCTTGAGTGACTGTTACTGTATCTACACCATCCGATGCTGCGGTATAGTTTGCATCCGTTGTAGCATTGATGGCTACGGCAATAGCATTAGCAGCGGCAACTTTGCCTGCTGCTCCACCACCTACGCCGCTAAATCCGATCGTAGCTGAGCCGCCGCTACCGCCGCCGCTAGCTGGCGCTACTCCGCCATTAATTGTATAGGTTGTGGCAGTTCCTTCAGAATCTGTTAGAACAATAGTTTCCCCATTTGTAATGCCGCCAGAATCTCCTATGACTATGGTCGCTGTAGCAGCGGTGCGAGTTGAGGTTACTGGGTGGTGATTAAAGCGCCAACTATATTGTTGCTCGTACCCACCTTTCACTGATCCCGATGGCTCAAAGGGGTGCATCTCTATAATAGGATATTTGTGTTGATATTTACTTCTTTCTAGAACGTGACTTTCAACCATATTCCTAGTGTTTTCTGCCATTGGCGCACTAGCTGGGAACAGTTGTTCTACTAGGTTTGTAAGTGCTCCATCAAACCACTTATAATAATCAAGATATTTATCAAGATCTACCTGTTTACCAACGACACGGCGGAAGAATATTTCTCGAAGCTTTTTTAAATCTTTGTAGTCTGATCTGTATCTGTTTACTGGTTCGCCAATAAGATTGTTAAATTCGTCTATTGAACCAAACATTTCGAGCATATCGTTGGATACGGAATCATACATGCTTTTTTCAACGGCAAAGAAATATCTTATCGGTCTAGGTGAGTGACCATATACATCATCATCTGAACCTTCTATAATGACTGTCACCATATCATCAGATGACATTTCCTCTGGAGCCTGCAACCTTAATGATGGGAAGTATTCTTTTCTGGCTGGGGTGTCATTTGCTTTAAAGAAATCACCACGAGCAGAGTGGTGACGTTGCACCGTCCCTGCGTACTCTACTTGATAATTATTTTCATAGGCGATTGAATTTGATCCCGAAGAAAAGTCATCAACTCTAAACTGACCCTGTGCATCACTTCCTGTGACAGTTTCAAAATCCCAGTTTAGAGCTAGGGATTCTATTGCTGGTATATAAACACTTGATCCACTTGTTTGGAATGTTTTAACATTTCTATAGGGATGTATCAAGCCATATGCATCGGCATCCTTAGCTTGTTGATCAACCACAGAAGAAGTTAGAAAACTATTCCAAAAACGACAAGAGTTAAGTCTAATATCTGATCTTGTTAGTAGCGAGCCGCTAAAGTTTTCTCTATGTGCACCAGCGTAAATTCTCTTAGCAGAGGTAAGGGTAGAAGATCCTGTTGTAAAATTAACTGTTGTGCTGACATCAAATGACGATCTTTTTTCTTCTAAATCATAACTTGTACCATATAGCTCTACAACGTAAGACTGGTCCTCATTATCTGTACCATCCACCTCTTGCGAAAATGGATATGTCTTAGGGCGTACCGAAAGGGCAATGTTCCAACGAGTATTATTATAAACTTCTTTTTGTGTGCTAGACTGTAAAAGTATATTTCCAAGCCTATCAGCAACTAAAAAATACGCATCTCTGGAAGCAGCAACTGGACTAGTAATTTCTGAATAATCGGTGACTGCATGGATTGCATAAACCTGCAAGCCAAAATCTATTGTGTTAGATGCCCACGTTGTATCAGTTGATGTGGTGGTTGTTATGTTTGGTGTGTGAAACCCAAACAAAGATGCACTAGGTGAGGTTGGCTCAATATATGATTTATCATTTGGTTTTGGCCTAAGAGGGAATATCATATCCGCTTGCAAAGTGAAAGCATTGTCACCTAAGTCAAGATTTCCTGATAATAAGCCGCTTGAGCCGCCGTCATACCCATCTGCATAATAATATTGATACACGGTCGCTGCTGAATCATCAAAGCGTCTAAGACCAGTAAAATCAACAAATCTCTTTTCTGTGGGAATTGCTTTGTAACTGCTAGTTAAAAGCTGCTCTACATTATCTGCATATGTACTAATCTTAACTATTTTTTCGTCTATCCCCATGCATCGGAGAGTGTTACCAAAAGATTTTCTGGTCCCTTTGGACTTTAAGATATAAGATAGATTATTGTATATGTTTCTGTAGATTATATTCTTTATCTGATGTATAGATGATTCTAATGGTCTCTTGTCATCTTTGTCTAAAAATCTTACTATCTCCCCTACAGAATCAAATAAATCTGGTGCCTCAAAGCCCAATGAAGATAACAATCTGTCATTATTGGGTGACTCCTGTACGCTTCCCGTTGGGTAGACAACATCCTTTACCGACAGAACCCCGCCAATTTGTGCATATAAGGTATCTAAATAACTTCCCATTATTTGTGTTAGTTTGGCTAGATCCTCGCCGTTTTGCTCGTCTTGGTCGATAATCCACCCAGGCATAGTGTAATACAAACTTGAGTTATTATTGTAATCATATGTAAGACCAAGATTAGACAGATTTTCTCGTCTGGACAAATACGTTGGGTGATTCCCATATATAATTGGATCTGCCTCTTCAAATCCTGCGGCACTGGAAGATACTATTGCAGACCCTGTATTTCTAGTTCCAGAAGTTGAATACCCTGTCCATTCGCCGTTTGAAAGCCTGCCAGAGTAATCTAAAACAACATTATCAGTTGTTGAGTCACCCGTAATTCCTTCATTAAATTTAAAGTAAACACCTAGCCCAGAGTTATTGAGAGTGGTATTAGCGCCACCATTAACGGCCATATACCAGTTGCGACCGATTTCTTCCGCTGTTCTTGGCTCTTTCCAAAACCTAAATTCATCTAGAGATGCAGATAATTTGCCGTCACCTGCGGAGACACCAGAATATGATCCTGGCTGTATTGGTCCAGGGGTTGTGCGTAATGCGCCGATGCGTCCTATCAGGCTTCCTGTTACCAAATTAATAGAAGATCCAGTTAGGATATTGCTTTGTTTACATGTTCCGTTTTCATATAAATCAATGGAGGTGGAAGCGCCACTATTAGAAAACACAAATGCGTAATGATCCCAAGAACCACTTCCTAGTGTTAGTCCGCCTGCGGTTGGAACTGCTGCCTTGAATACACCACTTGACCCTGATTGATACGAAACATAAAATCTGTCCGCTGAGCCCGAAACTGTCTCAATGGTTAAGCGTCCATAATCATGTGATCCGCTTGCCACACCATTCCAAACATCTAGGATTACCTCTGTTGGAGACGAAGTGGAGCTATCAAACTCTGTCTTGTTGTAATAAAATTCAACTGTTGACCCACTGACTCCGCCAAACTCTAAATTATTACTTAACCCTGAACCTGTGGCAAAAAATGTTCCGCTATGAGGTCCGCCTTTGAACTGTATGTACTCGGCAGTTGTAGGTGTTGTATAGCCAGCAGTTGCTGATCCATCTGTGCCATAAGTGGCTCCGATGGTTACATATCCAGTTGTCCTTGGGTACTCGTTATTTATGATGTGTTGTTCAAACGGCGAAAGACTATTATAAAATTCTATCTTTTCTCTTGAACTGCCATCATAAGGATAAAAATCCTTGATATATACAAATGTATCATAATAGTAGCGATACGCTGATCCGTATTTTACAAAATTAATTGGGTCAGAAAAATCGATTTTTGGTGTAAAGTTGCTAGCTCTAGCAAGCGCAGCTTTAACCTGCTCTGGGGATTCTACATTGTCCCCAAGCTTTTTCAGTGTTGTTGCGGTGTTGCCGCCGAGTGTACCTGCTTTTTTTGCGTCAAATAACTTTTTTATGCTCATACTTAGGGCTCTTCAACTCTGAATTTGAATATCTCTTCTTGTTCTTTGTACTGTCCTTGTAAATAGTACGCTAGCTGTATTCCGTAAGAATACCCCTCTTCAAATGGAGTCATGTCCAAGTCAAAGTAATTACCGCTAACATCATATGAGAGCCTACTATATTTCATGGTTCCAGTGCCATAAGAAACAATCTCTTCGTTGTCCTCTAGGCGGAAGACCTTATAATAAGCATCCTCTATAATCGTATTCTCTTGGTCAACAGACGCAACAGTGTATATGGTTGGTTGCCACCTCTTGGGCCTGGCGAAAAGACGTAGGCGTGGCTTTTCTAGTTTGTGATACACTGGTTTTAAGTTTGTCAATTTATTAAAGTACGGCTCAGTTCTATCCTCTAGATTTGGCGCAGTAGAGTTAGGTTTAAACGACCCCGTAAAGAATTGTGTTGACCCACTAAACCAAACATCAAACAATGTTGCTTCTGAACTAGTGGCTGCAAAAGATGCAGTGTATATACCAGTTGCTCTAACCCCGTTTAGTATTTGCCTGCCACACTCAACGGCTGTAACTGCGGCACCCGTAGCATCCGTTACAATAGCTGGACTTCCAATTGGAGTACCGCCAGACGAAGCTGTATAAAAAGAAACACTGAGCGCATCCTCTGACAAGCCACTAATATTAGTTAGGTTCCCTCGGAATCTGTTATACAAAAACAAAGTATTTAAATTATCTGCCGCAGACAAAATAGAACTACTAAGAAAGAAGCTTGCCCGATGATCTTTGGAAGAGTCATCCCACCGAGCCTCAATCACTGGTCTTTTAACAAAAAATTCTGTGCTTCTAGCATGAAATCTTTTTGTAAAAAGTGATCCGATATTGCCAGAGATGGCTGAATCTGTGTTTTTAATTAGAAAGCCATAGTTGTTACGAGTGCCAGCAATCCAGTCTTCTACTGCTGGTGTTACATCTAGCTCTAAATCTTCATCACCGTTTGGGAACAACACAGATGCTGAAAAGTTATTTACATTCACATCTGTAAAATAATCACTCCCTGTCCCATTCCAGTCTGCGCCCGATGTTCTTTTAGTCCAGCTACACTGTCCTATGTCTTTGTAGCCATCCATATCTAAACCACGACCCTCATCCCAGCTAGACGAAATAATTTTAACGTCTAATGTAAGATTGTCGGGCAAAGTGTCAGCATGAGCAGCGTTCTTAACTTTTAAAATAAAGTCAACGTTACCAGAAGTTGGGATAACTCCGTTATTTCTGTCGGTTGAAATTTTATCTATATCAAATTGCAACAATATTCTTGCTTCTTCAGCATTCTGAGAATTAATACTTGCTGAGGTTTGTCCATGAATGACAAAAGTTTCTAATATATCAGCAGCACCCATATTAGAGCCTGTTGCTCTTGTCAAAAGGTCTGCCTTAAACGCATTTGTTATAGTATTATCTTGAGTCGCATCGTACAATTTGATAGCCATTATCGTGCAACCCCCTGAACGTCTTGGTCAAAATCCTTAATCTCAAACACCACAGTAGATGGAGCATATAAAATTCTACCATCAGGACTCGTATTAAGTTCTATATCAAATGGAAACTGGCTATATCCAGCCGCTGTCTTTGTATCTACGTTAACACTGATAGTGTCAACTACGCCTGGGACATTATTTAATGTCTTGAATATATCAGTTATATAGAATGGCTCGCCAATGTTCTTTTTGACGGCCATATCTTCTTTTAGACGCTCAATGCATAAACTTATAACATCAAATCTATTTGATTCCAAATCTGTCAATACCTCAAAATCAATTTGTAGATTGACAATTCTGCCTGGCAATATATCAATCGTATCATTTATCATTTTATACCGATTTAGCCAAGTTTTTAAATTATTTAATAAAGAAGTTGGAGGATTTATAAAATTTCCGTCTTGATCCTCAGAAATAACGTACAAATTTAAGTTTCTCTTGAATGAATCTCTGTCTTGTGCTATAGCGGCTCGTTTAATAGATCCAAAGTTTCCAGGCATACGATAACACAACGCAATGTAATCCTGCTTTGTTACCGCTCTGTTCTGTGAAGCAAACGAATCAAAAGCTCTCATTCTTATCTCTTCTTGTGTTGGGGCTGAGACGTCACCAATTATTGCTGACTCATTAGTGCTTTCTATCGATGACTCTATAAAGTTGGTGATGTTGATGTCTAAAGAATTTGTATTTTTAAAAACTAGATTTATCGACCCAGGAGTTGTTATTGTATTAACTCCTGCATTTGCAGTATCAGTGCTGTTTGATCGATATATTACTGTTAGAATTGTGTCCGTGGGAACAACACCAAACTTATCACTTTTTATTAGATTACTTGGATCAAAACTATCATCGGTTACATAATTTCTACCATGCACATTCAACACTACATCAGCAGGGTCCGCTATCAAGTCACCAGTAAGATTCCCCTCTGATCCAAAACCGAATTGTAAAAAGACTTCGCCATCTATAAAATCTGTCATAAACCTTCTTGGCACAGGCTTGATTCTTAAGTTATAGGGCACAACGCTTTTGTCTGAGGCATTATTTACGATTTGTTCATAAATAACGTTTTGTGACAAATAAGGTACTTCAAAATATTCGTTTCCTTCGGAGTCTGTTACCGAGAGTACTTCGCTAATGTTTAATCCTTCCATCTGCAAGCGCAAAAACTTTGTATATTCCTCAACGGAAAATGTTTCTTGGTTTAGTTCTCCTGAAATAACTCTGCCTTTAGCCTTAATTGCATAATACGTCGGATCGCCAGTATTCTCGTCAACACGACCCACCACCACTTCGTTAGAGGGATCTGAAAAATCTACGTCTTCCTGCAACGTAAAAACACCCGAAGCGTCAGAATTAAAAGTGCTTCCTTTTTTCATTATCGGCATATACTCAGGATCTGGTCCTCTGGCCGTTGTTGCGGCAGGGACAAGAATGTATATTGTTAATATGCCTTCTGTGGCAGTTGTGCCTGTCTGCTTATAGCCCATTTGACGAGCAATTCTATTTATATTATCTGTTTCCAGCGCACTATCTAAGAAGCTTTCATTTGCCTGGTAGTCAACATAGAATGATAAGTTGTCGCCAATATATGACACAGCATCCAGCATTAAAGCACCAAATGAAGCCTCGTTAAAATCTTTAAAAGTGTCGGGATAATAACGTTTTGCATGGTCGATTAATGATTGTTTTATACTTTCAAAGTCACGACTGACATAATTCACTGGTCTTTTAGCCATTAAAACAAACTCCTACTAAAATATATTTAGTTTGCCGATTCAAATATAGTAAGCGTATCCGCCTCGTTTATTGGTAGAATTTCATACCTTATTCTTAGATTGATCTGATTTAGCCCTATATCGTCTGGTTGCTCGTCTGAGGTTAGAAAATCTAATTCTGTAATTTCGATAAACGGAAGATATATCGCCACTTGTCTATTAATCTCCGCTCTAATTTCTTCTAGAAGGGAAGTTGTAAAATTCCTAAATAAGAATGAACGAAGCCCTACGCCAAATTCTGGTATCATAACTCTTTCCCCCTTTGTGGTTAAGAGAAGGTTTTTAAAATTCTGCTGAATCGAATCTCTAATAGTTTTATTCAACCCGTAGGGTCCATCCTCTTTAGTATATGCTAACGGTAATGCTGGGGAAATTCCTACTTTTGGCAATTTTTAGGCTCCTATATGATTGGACTATACAGTCTTTTTATTACCTCATCTGCCGCTGCGGTCGCCTGCTTGAACGTTATCCCAAGCAAATCAGTCGTGTTGCAAGATGCGTCTAAGTAAATAGTTGACACCGCTAGAAGTACCTCAACAGGATACATGTTCCGAGTCAGCCCACCGTTTAGTCCTGCGAAGCGCCTTGAACCAAATAAATTTTGGATCTGAGTAAATGCTAGACCTGCTCGGGACCTATCATCTGAGTTTGCGTCGGGTTGAGTTGCATCGAAACCGATTCTTCTCCAATCTATTTGATCGTATTGGTAGTAATTGTTGGTGTCTGGGTTATCCACGAAAATGCCGTCTAAAAATGCTTGTACCACATCAACTATCCCTATATCCTCTTCGGATAAAATTTCTTGATACAAGTTTAATATACCATCATCTTCTAACATAAATGTTACTTTTCGTGTAAGGTAGTCAGCAAATATCTCTCTAAAAACTCTATCTGTTGTAACCCCTTGGTCACTGGCGGCGAACCTTATCCTATTCCCTGTTGACCTAGCCAACACAGGCCAAATAGAAATTAGGAACGGCATAATGCGAGTACATATTCCTTTGGTAACTTTTGTTCTTTTAATCTTTTTTTCGTATTGTGGTCCTGCCCTTACTAATGAGGGTGGCTCCTCAACAAACAATTTTGTGTATGCTTTGCCTGCATCGAACAGCCCAGACTCAAAATATTCTTGCCTTGAATTCTTTTTTGCGTCAATATCATCTTTCCTAAAGTAAGCATTAAATATTTCCATATTATTACCTCGATCTATAACAAGGTTTTGCATAAATGGGTATGGATATTTACCCTCTTCATGACGCTGGGGTGGTCGTATAAACGCTGCTTCGCCGTCGCTTTCATCGCTATGGGCATTAACAATTTGATCACTTGTAATGCCAAAACCATATGTTGATCTTTGGTGGAACCAAAGGAGAAAATCAATAAGAAATCCATATTGTGTCCGAGGTGCGGGGATGTCTTGCTCGATCACCTCACGACCTCTCGACACTCGTCGTGTTCTTTTCATTAGGTTATAATTTCTGTCAGGCTGTGTTTGCAAGAAAACTAGAACATTTCTATTGTTTTTTAATCGTTCTTTCAGTCCTTCCCTAAATTGACCTTGCTCATCTAACAGGTTGTCTGTGTTCAGACTGGTTTTGTGAACTATGATAGTTATCTGGTTGTCAGCCACTTCATTAACTTCGTTTATCTGTGCGTTAGGCAACATCTGTGAGTTTTCTTTTGTTGGATTAGAGATAGTAATTTTTATGTCTCCAACTCTAAATTGATCGTTATCACGATCATAACTTATATTCACTTTTTCTGCCCCAAGACCACCAGATCCTTTAAGAACTAAATTGCCGCCAGCATCAGGATCTTCTTGATTACGGGGTCCATTTCTAATAATTTTTTTGGTGCCGTAACCAGCGATAGGAATCTTAAATCCTCCGTAAGCTGGTGGTGTGCGTCCTAGTATAAATGGTTTAACTTCTGACGCAATCATAGCTTGAGTACCAGCGTTCATCGCTGATGTTGCACTATTTTGTGCGGAAACCACAGCGTCGGGGGCTGGGATGTTATTGAGTGCATTTACCAAAGCATTGTTAGCAAGGTCTTCAAAATCACACATTGATTTTATCTTGTCTGCGGCTCGCTGAATCTCGTCATCAGCCTGATTTTTAATATCGTCGTCACTAAGTCCTTTGTCTCTTAACAATTGCAAGCCTTTAACTGCGGCCCTAACAAAATCACCTCTGTTACAATAATCAACATAATACTCTTGAGGCACAATATCATTTTTTATTTCATTTGGTATGTTGTCACCTATCTTCTCAAATAGCAACTCTACCATATCATCCGATAGTTCATCACCAAATTGATCACTAACTATTCTCATGATTAGGGGACCTGCGTTACCAGACAAAAGTGCAAGCATCTCCATAGAATTAAGAGCATTGGATATATTTTTGAATATTTCATCTAATAAATTTTTAGGAATCTCAATACCTATTTTACTAAGTAATTTGTCCATATCTATCCCTGCTGTTAGGTCTGCCAGTTGGGATTTACCATATTCTAATAGTTGTGCAGGATTTTTAATATCTCCCAGCTTAGACAAGTCTTCCGATAAAAGAGGTATATTCTCACAGTCTAAGTATTTTTCTAGCGCCTCTTGAACTAAAGCTACTAAAATATCTCTAAGAACTTGTTTTAATAATTCAATTACTAATTTTAATAGGAAAGAGAATATACCATCAATAGGAATAAACGGAATACTTATACCAAACAAATTCCTACGTTTATCTTGGTCTGAGACTAGTTGATTAAGTGGGATATTATTAAGGTTATTCCCAAGCATTCTGTTTTTCAGAGAGTCTCCAATTTGGTCCAATGCACAGGCAAGATCATTTTGTAGGAAATCATTAAATTGCGATGAAGGAGAGCAAACTAACTTAGCGGCTCTTGCGGTCAGAACATCCTCTGATAAGCCGCCAGCACCTGCTCCTGGCCCAACGCCTGGTCCGCCTGGTGCAGTAGCGCCAGATATGATATCAGGGGTATACCCCTCTGCTAAATCTTTCATTGCAAAAAGTTTTTGCAGATCTTGTAATAATGAATCTCTTAGCGCAGCAAACAATTCGTCTAATGATATACCATCTAGAACTAAATCAAACAAATCATTTAACTCTTTTATTTGATCTAATAAATTTGGAAGATTACCGCAATTCATAATTGCATCTTCCACTAAAGGTTCAAAGTTCTTTGCTTTTGTTTCAAGCTTTTTCTTTTTTTCTAAAAAGGATGGCTGACGTGCTGCGCTAATAGCTTCTTGACTTGCTGTTGTAACTCTTTGCTTAGTGTCTGGTGTTTGTGCTTTGTCAACATATGCTACCTCAGTTCCAGAAATAAGATCATCGCCTTCAATTTCAGTAGCATCGGCTGTGAGGTCAAGGGTTGGTAAATCGTCATCTTCGTCATCAGATAATTTTGGTTTATTGTTGACAGTGGTTGGTTTAATTTGTGGTGGCGGGTATGTGAATTCTCTCACAAAGTCAACCCATGGAACTTCCTGGCTCGCATACTCTGGCTTATCAATATCTAAAACATAAAAAACATAACCAAAATGAGTTTTTCCGTATGGTCCAAAAAAGTTTTCTTCTGACCTTAGCTGACTGGGGAATTGCATTACATCAGGTTGATTTTGTAGCCCTGCAACTTCCTCGTCTGTCAACATAGGACCATCAGGCATATTGTTCAGTTTTGCTAATTCGTTTGGAATGGTTGCTCTTTTAAAGCCACCAAAATACATTTTTGATTTATGAATTATGTGAAGTGGCTCAAATTCATTTGTAAACCCCATCTCTATCTGATCCGAAGGTTCAGGAAAAACACCATTATATGTTAATGCTCTCCTAATCCTGTCTGGGAATTGTTCTAAAAGGTTCTTTACCTTTTTCAAGTTAACGCCAATGTCCGACTGTCTTAGCCCCTGTCTTCTGACTATCCTGGCGTATCTATCGACTGTTTTGGCAACCCTTTTATACAAAACGTCCATGGTTTGCAAATCAAAAGAAATGTTTTTTATTGATCTTAGTTGACTAGCTAAAATGGTTTTCTGCAAAGTAAGATCGTCTAAGTCAGACTTAATATTCCCAAAGGCAGCTATGTCATCAAATTCTTCTTTCCTAATAATAAGAACAACGAGAGGCGCTGCGTTAGGACGAGGGTAAAAGAATGGTTTCTGCTCATACCTAATTTCTGATGGTATATCTGTTACTGGTTTTCCATAATTTTTACACAATGCCTGGTACATTAGGTTACGAAGGGTGGCAGCCTGTGTCGAGTATTGTTCCTGAGTATCTACTCCTACTGGTGCACGCATCACTGCAAAATATGATGACTGACCCTCGGGAGATAGACTCTCAGGGTACCTAGTGTTTAAATAACACACCACAGAGCCTCTATCAGGAGGAGCATTAGTGGTCCAATCATCAAAGTTGTAAGATTCAGAAGACCTATTGGCCGATGCTATAGCTGCTTCATCTGATTGCTGGTCCTCTGCCGATACCGACGGAGATGGCGTCTTTAATAATTTCTGTATAAAAACATAACGACCAGATCTTTTTATTTCGTAGTCAAGTTTGTTTTTTTCTGGATCTGATGTAGTATCATAAAAATCTCCCATATACTCATCAACGTTAGCCCAGATGTTTTGACGAGCCTCATCAATCAACCCATCATCACCTGCTTCTTGTGTGATCCTATTAAGATGACTAGCAACGATATTCCCTACTTGTGAAATATCTTCTTGCGATGTGGCTGTTGGAAGCTGTGACACCCATACTCGTGGGTTTGCTTGGAGATCCCCTCTAAACAATATTTCTCTTCCAAGAGGTTTTGTCTGGTCGAGTTGGGCAATGGCATTTCTTGTTGTCCCTGTTTCCCTTTCTGCTGCGGCTCTATCTTCGTCTCTTTTCTTTGATATAATTGCATCACTAATAGCCTTTATTTCTTTTTCTTCGGGCTTAGTTAGTGTTGTCTGTGCAGTAGTGGGTACAATCGGTTTTCTTGTTGGCGCTGTTGCTGTTTGCACAAACATGCCTCGATTGACCATAACTTCACGAGCCATAGCTGTACCAGGGGCATCATCATTAGCCATGTTTTCCAAATACAAAAAACTATATCTGGGAAACCTAGCAGATCCTCCAGTAAGTCTAAGTCCAGCTATTATGTGCGGGTGCAAGGTTGCAAAATAAATTGCATCCAATATAGTAAAGCCAACTTGAACTGCTGGCTGTCTAAAGTTTCTAGGATTTGCATTTGCTGCTCTGGTTTTAACATTAAATGGAAACTCTAGCTTTTTTAGCTTTATAGCATTTTGTTTAATAAATCTATATTTAAACTTTATTTTTGATGTCTCTATTATGCGTCGGAGATCTTCGGGGGAGGTCGGGTCATTTATGCTCTCGCTTGGAGGATTATACCGAAACCTCAAGCTTTCTCGATATGTGTTAAACCAATTACCTTGATTATCTATTTCCAATTCATTAAATAAATTCTGTGGGATGCCGCTACCATGAAATGCACTAATGCTTACAAAGAAAGATGTATCAGGGTTAGGATCTATAAGCGATCTCTCTTCTTTAGATAACGGCTCAGAAGTAATCCTGGGGTCATACCCTAAGTCGTCCTCGGGGATTGGTTGGGCTTCTTCAGATTGAGGGATTTGCCCTTCAGCTTGATGTACTACTCCTTGAGCATCTTCCATTACAATGGTGCCACGATCACCAACTCGTTGAAAATTTATTTGCCTAATCCCATTATCTCGGAAATACTGAATTTCAGCATCGGCACCTTCTGGCTGGTTATTGTATAAATTGTATAGATCATCAAAACTGTGCGACATGCTTGTTTTCCTAGTTGGTCATATTATATCTACTGTATAATCTGTTTTTATCGTATTTTAGTCTCAACTCTTTGAAGTTAGCTAAATTAGCCTGATAGGTTGCAATAAAAGACAAAGACAGTGTGTTAAAGGTTATAGCAGTTGCAGCGCCCACAGGTAGAGTGCCAATATTGGCTGGCCATGGTACCACAGCAGAAGCAGCCAAAGCGTTAATGGCAATACCTTGTTTTTCTACAATCATACTAAGTTGTTGCAACATTTCCGCAACTTCTTCAAATGCCTTGACAACGCTTTTACCTTTTGCTATAGGTTGCATGTCAGATGTATCATTGTTAGCTATCAATTCAATACCAACGGGTCGTGTTAATGGTTTAAGTAATGAATTCTTTTTGTCGATTCCTGTGACAATCTTAACACCCTCACGCCCAACAAGCCTAATACAATCTGCCTTAGCTAAGAACGCTGACCTACCTTTAGGTGCGCCATAACGACCACCTTGATTAATATGAAAGTTTTTGTCAATATCTGTCTTTTGTGACAAGTATATCGTGGCAGCGTCTAGGATAGGATCAGGATTTAGGAATAACTGCTCGACCTGAAGATTAGGCTTTTCTTTTATTAATTTCTCTTCTTTTACTTTTCTGCCATGCAGTCCTGCAATGAATCTAATAGTTGATGTGTGAGTGTGACCTTTGCCGCCATAGCCACTATTAAAGTCAGATGGTCTATCTCTACCTAATATTATAAAGTTATTATTCTCTCCTTGGAGAATCACTTCAGACGGTGCTTGTTTGTAATTTCCATGCGGCTCAACAATTCTGCCGTTTGAAGCGCCCGTAGATTTATCACCTGGGCCTTCTTTAACACGCATACGGTTGCGGGATACCCCACTTTGGTCAACTGCTTTTATTTTTGTGCCACCACTCATATTTTATCCTTCCGTCATCACAGGGCCTCCGCCGACGGATGCACCTCTCCTCGCTGCTTGCGTAGCTCGCCTTCTTCGGGCGGCTTCTTTTGCTGGTATGTGCCCTGCTAACCCATCATTACTGCCGTGAGTTTTTTTAACTCTTGAGTATCTTCTTCTTGTCGCACTAGAACCAACATAAACATAATGCCATCTTTCGCCCTTAACGGTTCTTATGAAGCCAAACCTATGTGCGTTGTCGTGTAACCATTTGTGCGGCTGAACTGTTGAGTTTGGTAAGCCAGGTATATTATGAGCAGGCTTGCCTCTATATCGAGGATTTTTTGTGCGCTTATCGTAAAATCGGTCCTGATCATAAGGGAGGGGAGCTTTTTTGGTAGAAGGGAGTCCACCACCAGCATTAGTATTGAAGTCAACGGCGATGCCCGAATTGTGATTTGAGTATCCAGGCGCAGCAACATTTATCCTAAAATATTTCAACTGCGGACTTCTGGTAGCTAGCCATTTCTCAGCATCTGGATTACCTCGCCCACCAAGGCGAGCGTATTCTGCTCTATGCTCTGGACGAAGTGCGGCTCTTCTTTCATTAAGTTGTGCATTATAAGAACGATACACAGAGTTGATCTGCAAAGGTGGTCCGCCTGGTACTTCTTTTTTATAAGCTTCTTTCATTTTATTAATTGGTTCTTCAAGTTTTTTTGCTAGCAAGCCTTTTTTACCTCGGGCTCCCTTGGTTGGTCCATCTTTTATTACCTCATAGGCTGGTATCTCTCCTTTGTTTCTGCCCCTAACCCATGAAGTAAGTGTTATTGGCTCCTGTTCTGGTTCTTTTGGCGGCCTAGGGTTGTTACTTGGCACCCCATCGCTGCAAAATGTCTCTACTCCCTCAAGGCTTTCATAAGCTCTTTTTAATTTAGCAGCGTAACTTCTTTTGTTTGAAAGTGGTGTAGTAGAGCCGTTATATGTTTTTGCAAGGCGCTGCCAATCATATTTTCCCGTCTTTACCGACGCCTCAACAGCACGTTTGAAATCTACCTTTTTACTATACCAGGCAATAAATAAATCGTCAGAGACTTTTTGTGGATCGCTATTGTATGCCTGCAAAGCTCTGTCAGGATCTCGTCCACGGTTCCCATATATCCTAAGAAGTACATGACCCATAACCTGAAATACTCCAAATGAGGTAGATTGTATCGCTATTTTTTTATCGAGCTTATAAGCTTTGCGGAAAGCTGCCCTATTGGATTCTTTGTGAAGCCTAGAAATAAACCAACTAGGAGTTCCTCTTGGTCCCCTGGGGGTATACGATATTTTACCTCTAAGGTCTGGTCTCCCTTTTCTTCTTTTAGGGTATACTATGTTGCTTAGGGATGCGACGCCTAAAAATATGTGTGCTTCAAATCGCATAGCACGGGCTCCTAATCTGCCGCTCTCTATCATTGTAAAAGCTTTTACTAATCTTGGTGGCATCTTAGTTTCTTCTGCTATGCGATAAATATTACAATCTTTATCCGCTACGTCTTCAGGAGGTGATACAGATTTAGGCGGGACTGCTGCTGGTTCAGTTTGTCCATTGGTTCCCTCTGTTGTCTCGCCCAATGTATAACTTGTATTACAGACTATCTTCTCTGGTGGTGGCTCCTCGGGCGGAGTTACTATGTTTGGAACCTCGGCGGGTGTTTCAGGGTTTTTCTTTGTCTCTGCCACGGGGGGCACAACAGAGCCTGGTGGGGCAGAACCCGTAACAACCCACGTTGAATTAGGTGCAGCAAACCCAAATACATCCTCTACTTCTTTTTCGTCAGTAACTACATTATCAACTTTTATCTCTGTAGCTGTTGCTCTGTTTTCCGCTGGCAGGCTTTCTCCTACTGCGTGAGTGGTTTTCATTTTGTTAGGTACAACGTCGCCGCAGCCATCTGGTGCTGCAAAAATTGTAAAATCATCTTGCTGCTTTTGGCCACCAAGAGCATAGCCTAATATGATACCGCCTTTTCTAATGTTTTTATTATTCCACATCACCATCAAAATAGAACCTACAGGTGGAATAGATTTAAGCGTGTTTAGATCACAAGTAAATTTGGGATAACTTCTAAGGATTGGATCGTCATAAGTAGTTGGGTGACGTAAAGTGTTTTCGGGCACTAAACAGCGAACTGTTATGGCTTTGTTTCCTGTTGCTGAATATGCCAATGCATGTCCGCCAACTAGAGTTCGATCTCCTATACTTGCTTCTCTGACCTTAGATTCAAGATTATGTACTACCATCGCTGGAAACCACGTCTTACCCGCATGTACATCATTTGAAAATCTCTCTTGCGTCATCTCCTTGATGGTCTCAGTTGGGTTTTTGGGCTGGGTAAGACTATACGACTCTGTTGAGTGACTCTTCTCTTCATGCATTTTCTGGAAGAGTTCTAATATTGTTGGTTTCTCAGTCTTATTTTCAATGGACATTTATTTTTGCCCTTGGATCAGATCAAATAGATCGTCCTTATCTGCCTCTGTAAGAGACTGACTCTTGTTGGCTGATTCTTTTTTATGAACTATTGCTGCAAGCTTAACCAGTTGTTCGTTTGACCTTTGCAGGGTTTCTACCAATTTGGCTGCAACTGTGCCAGATTCTGCATATCTTTCTTTCGAGGTAGAAAGATAATCTTTCAACTCTTCTAGGAGTTCTTCTGTTGTACTTCTATCTTGCTCAATATTAAGAAGAGCTTTAGTTATTAATACGTCTAATTCTTGTGCCATTCATTTATACCTCACCTTCGATCCACCGTTTTCTAAAGTCAGCGTACTTTTGTCGCAACCTTTTCAAACTACTCACTATCTGTTTTGTGTTCAGTCCAGTGATTTCTCTCATGTATAAGTAAATAGCTTTTTTATTAAAAATCTCGATTTGCTCGATGTTGTTCATCAGGGTCTGTATGGCATCAAGCACTTTTCTTTCATTCTCTCTTAGATCTTCCTCTCCCCACTTACTAACTTCCGTCAACAAAAAGGCCCAAAATTGTTGATCTTCCAGGCTGCTCTCGATTGAATCTTCATCTTTGTTATTGATTATATCAATCTCTTTTATTACAGAGCCAAACTCAATTTCTCTTTTGTTTTTCTTTGTCTGTTTTTTAGCTTTGTGTGTAAACCAGTTTTTTGTTACTACCGAAAAATAAGAAAAGGCTTTTGTCCCACGGTCTGGATTGTATTTATCCAGAATAGTGGTGAGCCATACCTTGCAGTCTTCTTTGTGATGGTCTACATTTTGTAAAGATGTAAATTTATATGTGTATACAATTTTGTCTACCAACTCATTAAAAGCTGGTTGAATGTGTTCAATATATAACTTGGTTCTTAGGTTTATATCATCAGTTCTGGCATATTCTACAATTGCCATTTCTGTGTCTTTGGTAAAATAATGATTTTTCTTACTCTTACTCCTCGGCTTCCGCATCCTGTACCCCTTCTTCGTCTAAGGAAAACAATACCCTAAACTCGTCCAAATACTCTCTCGTGTCAACGGAGTGTCGAAGAAGATTAAGAATTACCTCATCACCAAAATATGCTTCCATTTCACTAACCCTTTTAACGTGATCAGTGTATTCGTCTAATACTTCATTTATATCAGTAAATCCTTGCGACAGTAAATTGAATCTGATTAGCATTTCCCGTATGTACCAAACCACAGCTATGTCTAATAAAAGATGTAGTATTAGCAAAGTCCAGCCAATCATTTTACATCTCTCTCTTCAGTGGATTGTTTTTTGTATCTTTTCATTTCTTCTATAGTTTCAGAAATTGTTTCTTTTATTGTAGTTCCAGCTTTTTGCTTTGCATTTGTTTTTTTGTGAATAAACACCTTACTAATGACTCTTTCAATATTAGTATCCTTACATATTCTGCACTCTGTTAGCGTCTCTTCGTGGTGATGCATAGCATCAAAACTTTGATTGCAAGAGTGACACTCGTAAGAATACCTTGGCATTATTCAGTTTCAAATACTCTTGTGTTTGTCTCAGCAGCTTTGACTGTAGGTGGATTCTCTACAACCAATTCGCCACTCTTAGTTCCCCATCGTTTTGTGTCGGGTGATTTTACAAATTCAAAAGATTGCAAAACAGGAACAATATCTGTTTGTTCCATTAGACTATTTTGTAGAGCCATCATAATGGCACCCATTGCTTGATTACTTAGTTTCATTTTATTCTCCTCCCATAATAGGGTTTTATTTCAACTATAAGATAATATAATACTTTTGTCAAGTTGTTAAATATTGTTTAGTAAATCACAAATATATTGTGATGATCTTCCATCACCATAGGGACATTGTTTATAATCTAGGTTAATCCCCGTGGCCCAATCTACTAAGCCAAACAGTTCTTTTGGCGACGCACATAATACTGAGAAGGTCCCTAGTCCTTCTACTCTTTCCGTAAAATCTCGACACACAATACAGGGCTTCTTAAGGAAGGCTGCCTCTTCCTGTACACCACCGCTGTCTGTAATAATATATTTACATGCTGCCAACTCTGATATGAATTGATTATGCTCCATAGGATCTACAACTGTAACGTTAGATAATAAGTGCTGATGTTTTTTGACCGCAGGGTTAGGGTGTATTGGCAACACAAATTCTAAATCATTATATCTGGTTGCTAGTTGGTTGACTGTAAGGAACCAATCTTTTATTTTATCATGTTTTTCTCGCCGATGAAGAGTTACAATAACTTTATTAGTTTCAGTGGTTTCAACATCAAGTAAATTATCCAACACCGTATTACCAACTACATGAACATTCTTGCGTCCTTCCTTTTCAAGGTTAGATGCTGATGTAGTTGTTGGGCAAAGGTGTATCTCAGCTAATGCTGAAATAGCACACCTATTAAACTCCTCTGGGTAAGGACTGTATTTATCATATGTCCTAAGTCCTGCCTCTAAGTGTGCTACTGGTATCTTTCTATGAAAGGCTGCCAAGGCTGTAGCAAAAGCAGATGACGTATCACCTTGTACCATCACACACCTTATATCGTCAAATATTTCTTCTTTGTTTAATATTGATTGCACAATAGAGTCTAGCCTGTTAGGTCCATCTTCAATTGATAAGATGTGGTCTGGTTTTTCTGCCTTGCTAAGTAAGTCAGTATGCTGCCCCGTAAAGAAAGTCTTATACGGCATTTGCCGTTTTTTCATTTCATTAATCACAGGAAGCACTTTAATGTACTCTGGTCTTGTGCCGTATGTTATTAATAACATTCTTACTCGCTAAGATATTTCACTACAAGGTCGTGGATTTTTTCATCAACGTTCTGCTTCCATGAATTATCACCATCTTTGATCTTGTTTCTGATATCAGTTGCCGATATAAACCCAATGTCTTTAGGCGGGACATGCTCAATGATACCGTACCCAACACCTCGACCATAGTTTACAGAGTCAATATCTGGAATGGCCATAACAATAACATCATCGTCTTCATATGCTTTTTCTAGCATTTTCACTGTCTGCTCAGTAGTGAATGGATTCTTTTCATCTGGTGGGATGTCCCTAACACAGATCAAAATTGGCAAACCCTCATCTAGCTTTTGAGACATTAACCATTTATGTCCGTTGTGGAATGGTTGCCATCGTCCAATAAACATAGCTCTTCTGCTCATCGATCTTCTCCTTCTAGTAAGTCTTTAACAGTATCTTTCCAGTTTCTAAATTTGTAAGCTCGATCATCAATATAGATGCTAGCAGGTATCTTAAAATTAGAGACTTCATCAAAGTATTTTTTTAGTCCTCTTTCTTCCAGCCAGCCCTCAATCACAGACGATGGTCGGGATGAAAGGATAACAAGTCTTTTACCAGCGTCCTTCAGCACATTGAATGCTGCCTCCGCACCATCCATAGGATCGTCATATGCATTCATCAAGCCTTTAAAACCCTCACTGTATTTGTGAATTACCCCGTCAAAATCAATGGCGATTGTTCTTTTCTTATCCAATACATTGACCTCATTTACGGTGGAGAAATATCCATTCGTCTCTAGGTACTCAACGATATGACTAGCACATTCTTCTACACTGTGCTCTGCCGTATCAACCGTGATCTCTGGTCTTCTTGGCTTTTCATACGGCGCACTAATACCAGTAAAGTTTGGTATCTCTCCGCTCCTTGCTTTTTTATATAAACCCTTTGGATCTCTAGCTTCACAAGTTTTGAGCGGGGCTTTGACATACACCTCAATAAAATCTTTGCCAATAATTTCTCTTGCAAATTTTCTGCTTTTACGATAAGGTGAAATGAATGCAGTACAAACTATTGTACCTGACTGGCGCATCAGGTTAGCCACCTCAGAAATTCTCCTAATGTTTTCTGCCCTGTCATCGGGAGAAAAGCCAAGATCACTATTAAGTCCCATCCTCACATTATCCCCATCAAGGGTGTGGGTTTGATATCCTTTTCGGAACAGCAGCGTCTCTACCGCATTTGCTAATGTAGACTTGCCCGACCCAGATAATCCTGTAAACCATAGTACTGCGGGTTTATGTTTATTTTTTAGTGTTTTTTCTTCCGTCGATACCGTCGCACCATGAAAGTGTAAATTGCTTGTCATTTTTTTACTCCAAATCTAGAGAATCTATACCATGCTCGTTCGTGACCATAATACAAAATTATCTTTGTTACTAATTCAACTGCGCCAATCTTTACTCCTACCATTGGATCACCTGAGATAATCCAACCCAATAACATTGTATCAAGGGTGCCTATCACTCTCCAACTTATTGCTTTGGCTAAGTGTCTTTTCTTTGCTACCATACGAATGTTTTCCTATAATGCTTTACAATATGCTTTATCTCTTCATCAAAATTAAACTTTGGTTTCCAGCCTAGTTTTCTCAACTTACTGTCATCTACTGAGTATCTGACATCTTGCCCTTCACGCTCATAAGAAAAGTCAAGGTATTGATCATAATCTTCTATTTTTTCTTCAAAGTAACAGTCTATTACCTTCTTTACTGTATCGATGTTTTTTTGCTCAAAACCACCAGATATGTTGAAAATTTCATTTTTTACACCCGACTCCATAATAGTGATAATCGCATTTGCAGTATCAGCAGCGTGCAGCCAGTTTCTTGTGGGCTCGCCTTTGTTATGGAGTCTAATCTTCTTTCCTCTTTGTAATAATTTTACTGATAAGGGGATAAGTTTTTCTGGGTATTGGAATATCCCGTAGTTGTTTGTTGGACGGACAATAATATATTCTGTTCCATATGTCCTACTCCAAGACTTTATCAAGTGATCTGCGGCTGCTTTGGTGGCCGAATAAGGGTTACTAGGATTTAAGGAACTATCTTCTGTAAACGAACCCTCTTCTAGATCCCCATATACCTCGTCTGTGCTAAAATGAAGGAGCACAGGTCTTTCGCAAACATTGCTTGGTTTATTTTGAATAATCTTAAGCAAATTTTGCACACCACTAATATTCGTGTTGATAAAATCTGTACCGTCAATGATACTGTTACCAACATGAGACTCTGCTGCTAGGTTGATAACGTAGTCGCAATCAGGGATAGATTCTAACTCACAAATATCTTTTTGCAAAAAAGTAAACCCTGGTAAACCATTGAAGGTTTGCATTGCTTCACTGTTGGCAGCATAAGTTAGCTTATCAATACCGAGCACTAGATAACCCCGCTGGAGCAACTCACTTGTAACGTGTGAGCCTATCAGCCCCATACATCCTGTCACTGCTACTATCTTCATTTATAATACCCCACATAATCACTACAGACACCATAAGCGTTAGTAGTTGTTACTTTTCCTGTTTCCTCTTTAGTGTGACACACTATAACAGACTTAGGAGTAAGTTGTTTACCTGGGTAAGTCCAAATAAACCCATTATTTGTTAGTGTATAGTTGTCAGACTCGTGCCAAAAGCAATGTATCCCCACATTCAACATATGTTCTAAAGCTTCTATGTTTTTTGCATGACACCAAATATTTGAGTGCAATAAAAAATCCGTAGTAATAAAGTGTGTTGGTTTATTATGACCTAGATAAAGCTTGTTGTCAATAGACCACACATCCACTTCTACATCAAACCCCTGATTAATAACATCAGCTATTTTAGTAGGATGATTCTCTCCCACATCATCTGGTCCAAAAAGGTTACCCCTATGTGAAACTAACAACATTTATTTATAAAACTCCGCTTGCGTATAGGCCCAGTTACACATATCACCGTGATTTACTACTTGCCCCATACTATTAAAATTATGCCAACCATTAATTCTACCCCAGTATATCTCTTCAAAGTCATACTCAAAGTCTAATATCTGTTGTTTGCTGTTCTCCCAATTTTGCTGCATTTGATTATAGTTCCACCTAAGATCACAAAATGCTATCTCGCCGATATCTCTAAACGAACTATACTCTTTTAGTAATTCTGGCCAGTTCTTATCTTCGTAGAGTATTGCCTGTGGATCATATGGTATAGGTGGAACTTTACCAGAGAAGTGTTTTACAAAAGACATACCTGTGTGCCTTAAGCCATCAGCATGAAACGGAGGGTTGCTTGTATCCCATATAGAACTTAGTAGGTCAATCTCTCCGTACATAAAACAATCACCAAATTTGTACAACTCCTTGCCAGTTTGCTGGGTTAGGAGAATCATCTTATCTTCTGATTCTATTATGTCGTGACAATATGATATAATGTCTTGTTTTGCTATTATAGAATCACCTCTAGTTTTCAAACAATAATCAAAACCTTTTTCTTTTGCGTGTTGAATCCCTAATGATACTGATTTATATTGGGCTGGCATGTTTATCACTGTGCCGCCACTGTCAATTGGGTGTAGATCTTCCCAGATAACCTTATCACAAATACCTTTAGTAGAGTCATAAGGCTCGTGTCCATGACCAACAAGAACAATATATGCGTCTGGATTAAGGTTTCTGAGACTTTGAACACTTGTATCTACAATTTCTTTTTTAGCCTCTATACTTAAATTTCCTTGCGGGTCATGATCAGGGATATGTATTTGCGATACTATACACTTATTTTCCATATTTATATCCAAACAGTTCTATATCTTTAGCATATAGCGAGGCAACTTTAGCGGCAGACTCATGGTCATAATATTCGGCATAATGACCATGTTTAGATGGTCTATGTTTCTGGGTAAACAAATGCTGATAATATTTAGCACCCAATCGACGCATAACAGGCTTTATGTCCATCACAAGATTTTCTACTCTTAAAATCGTGTCAACAACCCTATTACTGGCGTGTGTGTAAATATGCTGAGGAAGAAAATGTACGTCATCCACCCACTTACCCTCGTCGATCCTCATAACAAAATCCTTGAAGTTCTTATACTCGGACAATAGTGGCTTATCGTATGTTATTAATCCAGAATATTTGTATTTTCTGTTTTGTATGAAATCCATGTATCCTGACAATAATCTCTCCCAAGGGTTACGCACGGCAGCGAATGAGTAATATTCTTCATATTCTTCTTTCATATCTAAAATCTGCTGATAACTGCTGTGATGTATATGAGGTTCTGGGTCTTTTCTTTCGGGCGAGTCTGGCTTGAAGTTATATAAGTCCTTAAGGGCCACATGAATTGTAGACCCCGCTGCTTTAGGGTTATGTACAAATATTATTTTTTTCTTTTCGTCAATGAACATTTATAACTCTGAGCCAGCGATAAAAATGTTGTTCCTGGGGTCAAAAGTTTTCCCAGCGGCGGCCCAAGATGCTTGATAGTCCCCAAGCCGATTTATGTCAATAACTTTAAAATGTTTATTAAAAATTGTAAAGCCATAGTGGGTATGTTCATACCACTCATTTCTAGGTATTCCTGCCCCAAGCAAAAACATATGTGCTAAAACAACCTCTGCACAGTGGTAGTGCTGATCTACGTCCTGCTTGAATTCAATATATTCACCTGTATTCTTTTCATCATAATAATCTAGGGCTTCTTTTAATCCATTAAGGATATATTCTCTCTTGCAACCATATACATGGTCTCCTATATGATAAGGTCCACCCTCAAAGTGCTTTCTGTAGAATATATTACCAAAAGCAAATTTTTCAACTGACCTACCTCTGCCTTTATTAAGCTCTTTTTTGATTAGTGAAAAGCTTTCATAATATTCATCACTTCTCATCTTTATAATATATTCTGCTGTCGATTTTATTAATCCATTATAAGTCGATAAACATGCCCAATAAAATGTTGAATCATTAACAATGCCAGGGCGTGGATTTTTTTCGCTTGGGCGTGGGGGCAGATCAACAGAAGTTACTTCTACGTTAGGATATTTTTTAAGTTGATCTTGCCAGTCTTTATTTTCCCCGCTCCAAGTAGAGATAATTACTTTGTTAAACTGTTCGCAAAGGATATCCATCTTTTTTAAAAATAAATTATCTCCATCAACAGGTCCTTGTATGATCAGATCAATGTCCATGTTTACCTCGACAAATTAACGTAAGTCGGCTTTCCATTATACATGATGTGCCTGAATAAGCGTCTCATGTCTTCAGGGTCTTCTGGCCAATGCTTCTCTATGTTTTTGAAACCACTAAGGTGCTCTTTGTCATCAGTCGCCCAATGCGACCAACCTAACCAAAGATAGTCTTTATCTCGACCAGCACCAATAAGTTTGACTGGAATCTTTTCGTAGTCAACGTAGTTTCTAATGAACTCAAATGGGCGATACAGTGTGAATGGCGTCATGGAATAACATACCACAAGCTTACCCTCCTGAGCTAATCCAATACTCATTCCCATCATTAACTGTTCTGCTGCACCTGGGTTGATGACCCTATCTGGAAACTCTTCACGAATTTGATCAAAGTGACCATATCCCAAGTCACCGACAACAAATATAATATTGTTGTTCTCTCTCATCTCTTCGTGCAACAGGCTAACAAATGTTTTTCTAACGCTCATTTAAATATCCACTCCATATTTTGATACTGCGGCTAATCCAAAACCTTCAGGTGTTATACTCTCTAATATTGGATTCCACAAAGCTTGATCGTATCCATCGTTTCTGTTTTCCCACCTATGATCAGAACTATTTTGAAGCCATCTCATTTGCTCCAGATTTAAGAATGAAAATTTATCTTTATACCAAGACTCTGTGGATAAAATGTAGTTACCTAAAAAATGCTTGTTAAGTTCTTCATATTCATTAGAATTTGTAATATCCTTCATTCCAGCACTAAAAGTTTTACCTAAATCATGCATAGCGACAAATTCAACATCTTGAAGTATGTTTTTAGCTAGCGATATTTGACTCTTACCTTTTGGTCCATCTATAAATACAGCGAGCCTGTTTAATCCTTTTTCTTTTGCCTCTAAGATAGCATTTGGAACCTCAGTTGCGCCATCGCCTTCAATTAAGGTAACGTTTTCATAGTTCTCAAACAACTTCCTAGTTTCAGGTAGGATGTCTATATCAATTGATATTATCTTTTTGTTTGTAAAATAATCTGCTAACATTTTTGTTGATATACCATGATACAATCCGCTTTCAATAATACATTCTACTTTATAGAGGTCACATATAGCAGAGAACAAAAGTATTTCCCCAGCTAACACCATTCCCTCTTTAGGAATTACACTGTCTAAAAAGTCATATTTATCGTTATTCTTCTTGCACCTCTGGAGAATGCTTTCCTTATTTAGCCTCAATATTCAACATCTCCGTGCCTAGTTTATAATCTTCCGCTGTGAGCTTACAATAATGTGCATCTAGGTCTTTCAAGAATGGAAAATATGAGTTGACATCGGTTTTATGGAAATGAATCCTTGGCAAAAATGCTTTACAACGTCGTTCTAAATATTCCACATCCACAGGATCATAACATGCCCAACCATTTGCGTTAACATAAATCTCCATATTGTCAACATTGTATTCCTCTATGTACCGCAATGCTTCCCATACAGATCCTTCTGCACATTCTCCGTCGCTAACCATAACATGAACCTTGCGATTTTTGTTTGCTAGTGCTCTACCGACTGCAATGACAATACCAGAACCTAAACTGCCAGTTGATACATAGATGTGGTTGTTTTCATCCCAGTTAGGATGTCCACCGTGCTTCTCTACTAGAGCATCTGCATCAATATGATCATAATATTTTTCTAATACCACATACAAAGCATAAGCAGCATGGCCATTTGATAACACAAATATATCATCTTCATTTTTGTTTTTGAATATATTATCAATTATGTCTACGCATGTGAAACAGCTTCCAACATGTTCCTCGTTGTGATCATATAAAAGCTTTAGTAATCTTTGATGCAAGTTTATATCTCTAGTATCCATCTAACATATCTCCTGTATTATAAACTCCATGTGGATTTACGAATTCATTCTTAAAGGTCCTTCCGCCGTGATTCCATTGTGCTGTGAAATGACCTGTTTTGTTAATATCTATCACATGAAAATAATCATGCACTATCTGTTTTTTCATTTCTCTATGTTCAAATTTAGACTCTACACTGTTAGCTAGAATAAAATCCTGAACTTTCGTGTGCTCAACCGAAATTGTTGCTTCACCTGTTTCGCTTGGTAAAAGAGTAGGACGTTTTTGCATTAATGGTATATCCATAATATTTTCTGGTCGCAATGGTAATGACATATCAATACCATTGCAGTCCATCCAAGAATATGCTAATACCTGCTCAAACCCGATTGGACGTAAAAAGTAGAACCATTTTGGATCTTTGTTGTAACCATAATAAAAAGATGCTAGCTGCTTGGTTGCATGATATAAACCTTCTGATTTACAAGCGTAGATATGATCCCCAATATGAAATTCTGAATCTTTCATGGCGGCTACAAACATATTGCCCATAACAAATCTTTTTGGGTCTCTGGATAAGGCTTCTATAAATAAATCAACGTCTGAATAAGCTTCATCACTTCTTACTCTTAATACATGATCTGTATTTACATACTGCAATGCATCGCTAATTCCATACATTGCAAGATGAAATGTTTGCCTGGCAAGCTGCTCCCCCCAGTCACCCCACCTTTGAGCATGTATGGCTTCAATATTTTGTGCTTCCTTTGGGACAGGTTTAATAATTACTCTTACCCTATCTCCAAACCTTTTTTCTACTTCCAATAATCTCATTTTATGAATATCAGCTTGTCGCCGATCCATGTTCCATATGGTTTGCACATCAAGTTCCCATGCATGTATTAGAACAGGTCCATTTCGCAGATAGTTATGGATATTGTTTAAGGATACCTCATTAATTGGACCTTGTATTAAGGTAGTGATGCCTCCTCGTATTGGGTCTCTATACTCAGGCATTACTTCATCCCCAGTGTCTTACTCATTCTGGTCATGTGGCGGCCGCCATCAAATGATGAATTCTTCCATAGTTTCACCATACTATCAAACGTAGACTCGCTAACATACTTACTGGGTACTGAGAACCAGTTAGCGCAGTTGTGAGTCATTGCATGTTCGGCTGTGTATTCGTCAAATACTAATGCTGCAATAGTACCATCCATATTACTAGCTAAAATATTTACCCCTTGCCCTGTGCGGCAAAATCC